TGATTCCAGCAATAAGTTATGTACCAGTGTTACTATAGCTTTATGTCAAGAAGATATATTGCGCTTAGGTCGATTAGCGTTTTTCACAGTGCAGAAACTGCCACCTCGAGCTAATATAACTCAGTTGTTAATGGGTACAGGGTGTGATTCATATGTAGGAGATGCCACATTGTTAGGTCGAAATCGTGATGGGTCTATTAAGAAGAAACATATTCATGCTTTACGATCTGGGAAAGCTCAAACTGAGACAGCTTGTGTTGATGTAATGCGTGGCATATGTGAACCCAATACTGTAGCAGGTGATTGTGGTTCAATTTACTTGCTTAAGACTGGTATGGGGCCAGTTATAGGTGCTGTTCATGAATTGGGTAATAGAGCTATGTGTGGAGGTATTCCTCTGAATAGAGAAGTGCTTAAAGATTATATAGATTTGGATGGTTTAATTTCTAATAAGGCTCCTATGTTAAAATCTGAGACAGCTGAGAAGAAACTAGATGCACTACATTATAAAAGCCCTGTTAGATATATTGAAAAAGGCAATGCTGAGGTCTATGGCTCATTTGTGGGTTTTAGAGCACATATGAAAAGTAACGTTCGAGACACCATTCTTCGTCCGTTATTAGAGAATGATGGCTTCACTACTGATTTAGTGGCACCTACGATGAAAGGATGGCTACCTGTGCGTGAGAATTTGAAAAAATTAGTGGCACATACACCTCCTGTAGACAAGACATTAGTTAGTCAGGCTGCAGACGCCTTATTTTCCGATTGGTGTCAAATAACTCCTGATGAGTTAAAATTATTGACAGTTTATGACGATTTGACCATCACTAATGGTGCGCCAGGAGTTCGTTTTGTTGATGCTATGAATAGAAAAACTAGTGCTGGCTTTCCTTGGAATAAAAGCAAAAAATATTTTATGGACTCGATTGAAATTCCTGGATATGATAATTGTAAAAAATTTTCACAAGAAGTGTTAGATCGAGCAGAAGATATCATCAAATCATATTTAAATAATGAGCGAGCTAGCCCTGTTTTTTCAGGTTCTTTGAAGGATAAGGCTATACCTTCAGAGAAGAATATGGCAGGTAAAGTGCGTATGTTCATGGGCGCTCCTGTTGATTTCACATATGTTATGCGAAAGTATCTTTTATCTTTCGTTAGAGTTATGCAGAGAAATAAATTCTTATTTGAAAGTGCTCCTGGCATAGAAGCTCAATGTAAAGAGTGGCATACTCTGTACAAATATCTGACATATTTCAATGAATCTAATTGTGTTTTTGGTGATTTTAAGGCTTTTGATACGTCAATGCCGCCAGAATTTTTACTAGCAGCATTTGATATTATCATTAGATTCCATAAATTGGCTGGTTGTTCCGATGAGCATCTTAAAGTCATAACAGGCATAATGTATGATGTTGTTTATGCATATGTTGACATTAAAGGTGACTTACTGCAATTAGTTGGTAAGAATCCTTCTGGCCATGCTTTAACCGTCACCATCAATAGTGTTGTCAATTGTTTGTATATGCGATACGCTTATGTGCTTAATAATCCTGACAAAATATGTACTGATTTCAAAGATAATGTGCATTTAATTACATACGGTGATGATAATGGCATGAATGTGGCTGAGGGTTGCACTTGGTTTAATCATGTCTCGATAAGTCAAGCATTAGCCACTATTGGTGTAACATATACTATGGCTGATAAAACGTCTGAGAGTGTGCCGTACATTAACATAAGTGAAGCCAGTTTTCTTAAACGGAAATTTAGGTATGAAGCAGATGTTGATGCATATGTGTGTCCTCTAGAACCAGATTCTATTATTGGCAGCTTGATGATAGGTGAAGCTAGCAAATTTGTGTCAGATCAATATCAGATTTGTTGTGTCATGACTGCCGCTAATGATGAGTGGTTTTGGCATGGTAAAGAGATATTTATGGAGTGGCATGAAAGATTGCTATCATATATAGATCATCTTTGGTTAGATGATTACATGCCATGTGAATTAGCTTCTTGGGATGATCTAGTTAAGAGATACATCTCAAATTCAGAAGCATATGAGAATAATCCAGATATTGAAAAGTTTGAGTATCAAAGTCTTCAGGAGACAATATTAAATGAAGATTTATGGGATACAGCAAGGCTTATTAGCGCCGGTGCGGTCAGCGTTGCCATTGTTGGTTTCTCTTTAATCTATTCATGGTTGGCTCTTGAAGATACTAGTCAGTACGATCAATTGCAATTATTTCAACATACATATGTATGTAACCAATTGTTATTGTTTGTGATCCACTTCTTTGCATTGGATATAGCCTTCTATTGTAACACATATATTATATATGTGCTTTGGTTGGTGATGACTTTATTCTTGAGTATATCACCTCAAATATATTTTGGTCCTACTGCTCTATATGTGTGGTATAGGTATAATGTTTAAAATCATCACATCGTGGTAAGACACGTTAAAATCCTATGTGTGT